CTGCTTTTCGCCGCGACCAACGGAGAGCGATACGGACTTCTTAGCCACTCAAGCACCCATCCACGACGAGAGCATCTCGCCGCGTCCTGAAAACCTACGCTCGATTTTAACTCTTGACTCCCGACTTGCAACAGGGTACGCGAAAGTAACCGCTAAAGCATCTGCTGCGTCAGGGGAGGCCAGCCCTCTAGCCTTCATGTCTTTCTTGGCTTCTAGGGCTATGGCACCCGAGGAGTTAGTCTTGTACTGCGGGCTACAGAGGTCGGACTTCAGCAATCGTTCGTTCGGGATCGAGGCGGTACGCAACCACTGGCGCATATCACCCCACATCTCGGCACGCTTGTTCTGCCACATCGCAGGCTTTGACGACTTCCAGCCAAAGTTGACGCCACGCACCTTGTACCGTTGTTCTTTCAAGCGATCCAAGATGCCGTAGCCGAGGCCGCCTTCGTCAAGGACAACCAGAGCAGGGCGAAACTCTTCGATTGCGTCGATTACTCGCCCAACAATCTCCATTGTATCTTCGCCTTTATATCTCTTAATCGCGACAATATCGCGTCCTTGGCGCGCGACAATGACCGTGGAATCATTGCCACTTCTAGCCGGATCAACGCCCAGTACAATCGGAGCAGTTTCATCCTGGTACTTAGGGCGAGACGCCGCTTCGTCCACCAAACTCGGAGGGATGAACTGGTCGTCTCCATCGGCGGGGAACTGTCCATACACTTCGATTCGGGCTTGCGGGGAGTCCGCGCCGTACTCTTCGATGATTTGCTCGTAGACCGCTTTGTCGGTGTCTTCGACTTGCCGGGCGTCGATGCTTTGCGTCGTCCAGAAGTTCCTTTTCGCGTTGAAGCACTCATAGAAATAGCCCTCGGATACCAGAACTTTCATCGAATATCAGCATGACGCCATCAGAGTTGTGCAGACCCGCGTAGGCGTCTGGGTTCTCTTCTGACCACAACCGGCCTTCAATAGACCAATAGCGCGTGCCTTTTCGCAGGTCACGCTCTACCAGTTCTGACATCCATTTAGCCGGGGTTACGCGAGTAGCAGAAATCTCAAACCAATGGCTGTTCATGGACATTGCCAGCCACTTGGTAATTTCCGACCACGTAATCGAGCGCAACTGCGCTTCAGAGTTAGCCGAAACGATGACACTACCGCCAATGCGGGTAGATAGCATCCAGATAACAAGCCAACTAACCAAGGCAGATTTGCCGATACCGCGACCTGACGCCACGGCCATTCGCATAACCCGAAAGTCCACCTGCCCGTTGTTAGCGTCAATATGCTCTTTAATCTGACGCAGAACGTCCCGCTGCCAGCGCCGAGGTCCAGCATGATGCTCTAGGGGCGTGCCTTTTTTGCCCCAAGGAAAAACAAATCGCACAAACGCTTCGGGATTGTTGGCGATGTCTTTAGCCCATAGGCGCGACATCAACGCCATTTCTTCGTCGGCGGTGTAGATCGTCGTTTGCATTAGGCGGCCATCTGCCTTTTGGCTGTTTGATAAGCGTCAGAGGCTAACTCAGGCGTAGCAAAAAGTCCTAAATGGCGGTTCTTGCGGTTGACCTGAATTTGCGCCGCCCACTTACCAGATGAGTGCTTGGAGACGCCAATATACCCGCTAGTGTTGTTTCGGTACTGCCCTTTGTTCTGCATGTTGCCAAGTTGGTCAACTTCGCGCAGGTTGGCGATGCGGTTATCGGTCTTAATGCGGTTGATATGGTCTATAGCCGGTTCCGGCCAGCGACCATGCGTATACAGCCACGCCAGCCGGTGTGCCTTATAAGCAAAACCGTCTACCTTGATGTGGATATAGCCGCGTGCGTGTACGCAGCCTGCGTGGTCGCCGGGGGTCACTTGGCTAAACCTGCTGCATGGCTTGAGCCATGTAAAGACGCCGGTTGCCGGATCATAGTGCAGCAACTCTCTCAGGCGTTCTTGCGTTAGAATCTTCGTAGCCATAATCAGCCTCTCTCGAAGGTTGGTTGGTCAGAAGCCTCGATCCGCTGGAACGGTTCGGGGCTTCGTCAATTGTAGCATCTAGTGCAGGCGGTGTATCCGACACCACTCTTCCCTGAATAACGCGGGATTCCGCCTCTTGCAGTGCCGCGATGATACTGATCTGCGATTTAACATCGACCTGCACCTGGGTCTTAGCGACCCACCCATGCACGTGCTGCAAGAGAGCAAGTGCTGCCTTGCTATCGCCACCAAGAGCCGCCACGCGCAACTGGTTGGCCGCCTCAAATTCACTATCAGCACGACCTTTAGCCTCCGCGATAGCCGCAGCCCCATCCATCTGGCAGAGCCTACGGTACTCCATCGGCAGCATGTCCGCAGCAAAGGCTAGGGCGTCACCCTTTAGCCCGAGTTTGGCAGCCTCGTAAATCTTATCCAAAACCTCTTCAGAGGCTTTTAGTTCCCGAGGCTTAAAAGGGATAGACCTAAACGTCTCCATGCTTTGCCTCGTACTTAAAGGTGATCCCGTCGCATCGAGGTTTATCGGTGACCCAGCCATGAGAGACACGGTGAGCGCACCAAATCTTGTTTTGCGGACGCGTCACTTCAGCAGACCAGAAGCAGGAACGGCATACCAAGGCAGTGGCAGCAAACTGCGACCACTCTTGCTCCGTCATTCGTAGTGCCATGCGGGGAATGTAACAGAAGGTTTGGCGAGAAGGAAAGTCGTTGTTTGCGCCTTTTGCGACTTTTCCCTAGTCCCCACGTATACGCGCGCGTGTGTGTATACGGTGCTTTTAGGAAAAAGGCGCAGAAGTCGCAACGTGCAGGATGATCCTGCCGGGAGGCCGCGATCTCGAACGTCCGTCGAGACTGTGTGCCGAGGCGGAAGCGTCTAGGGATACGTTTAGTGCCTTAGGTATGCAGCACGATCTACCAGCGCATCTGGTCAGACGTTGCAAGTAAAGGTTACCAAACAATCGTTTATTAGGGAAAGGGGTAAGTAAAGGATGTACGGATGATGTGTGTACAAATTAAAAAAAATAAAAAGTTTTTGTAGACGCTTCGTAATCGTGACCGGTCACGCTCTGGCCCTGCCCCCCCTGTTGTTTTGCTGCAACACATTGTTGTGCGTGTACCACAAGCCTGGATGCAAACGATTCTTATGTAGTTATGTGAACGAGAATTGTTTACAACATGTGGTTAGCGTGCAACATGTGGCGTTTATGCAACATGGTTATGACTGTGGTTTTTGTGCAACAGAGAGAGAAGGGACAGAGAGAGGTTAGGCGTGGTATGCGATTTAGGCTCGCCTATCTCAGTTGCTCACGCTCGATGAAATTTTTGGCAGTAAGAGTCATAGCCTATAACGCATACCTTTCAGCCTTATCCCTAGTTTTCTAGTCACTTACGCTCTTTCTCTTTTCACCTATTCGAGCGTCATCTATATGGCTTAACCCTAAATACATGGCACATTGTGTATGTAACTTGTGTTGACACGATGATTCGATGATGGTGTAATGCAATCGTTGACAGACAAACACAAGGAGCGACTAACACATGAGAACCCGAAGTAAAAAGAAATCAACGATGATTCGCGACTTTCTTGCTTATCTTTGCATCGCGTTTGGTATTTCGCTGACCGGTTTTTCGATTGCTATCGTCAGCCTTTTAGGGGTGCAATCGTGAGCCGCCTTTATCGCGTCTACTTTCGCGGTACGTCTAACGTAGCCGCCAACCTGATCGTGGCTCGCTCACCTCGTGCCGCCGTTCAGATTGCATCTGCAATGGCTAACACCCCGACCGCTTACCTTGTCGCCCGTGAGGTGCTGCAATGACTCGCCTATCGTCTGTAACTCTCGCCCTAGCCTATATCGCACCCGTAGCGGGTTACTTTGCCGACGACTACGCTGCGCCTTACCTATTCGCAGCGGGTATCTGCGCCGCTGCTACTGCTGCTCTCTTTTTCATCACTAACGATTAATTTACGGAGACACTAACTGTGAACGCCGATTCCGAATATCGTTCGCTTGTGTCGCTTGCTGCTAATCAAGCGGAGGCACTTGCAAAGAACAACGCCGCAGCCGGTCGTTTTGAGCCGCTTTACCTTTACTGCCGCCCATCGGCTCCGGGTAAGGCTGGATGCCTCATGTTCTTTTCAGACTCCGACACGGTATTGCCCGAGTTTGAATTGGTCATCGGGGAAGGGTTGCGCGGTAACGTGCCATATTCAAACTACTGGCAATGGGTCTATGACCGTGCGCGTCGCTCGCCCATCCTTGCCATCTAACAGGTCGAAACGCCGTGAGGCGTCCGGCAGTAGTGCTGCCGCTGATGAGACCAACTAACTAGGAGACCACGATGCAAACCGAAAACCGATATAACGGATGGACGAATTACGCCACATGGCGCGTCAACCTTGAAATCATCGACGGCTACGCCCGTGCCTTTCTCTCCATCGACGCCCGCGATATGTGGCCGCGAGAGGTGCGTGACGACGACGCGTATAGCCTCTCTAAACAACTGGAAGAGTACGCCGAAGAGGTGGTGAGCGGTTACGGGCAGGTTGAAGGCTTAGCGATGGATTACGCCCGAGCCTTTCTCTCTGACGTTAACTGGTACGAAATCGCCGAGCATCTGTTGGACGCGATCCGCGACGAGGTGGCCGCATGAGCGCGCACACCCCCGCCCCTTGGACAGCCTCTGACAACGCGATTTATGGCAGCAGCGGCTTGATTAAGCCTCTGATTGCTTACTTGGATGACCGTTTCGCTGATGAGGAGGCAGCGAATAACGCCCGCCTGATCGCCGCCGCTCCTGATTTACTCGCCGCCTTGCAAATGGTTAACCGTGTCTGGTCGCACGATCAGACGGCCAACCTCGCGCCCGACTCGCCCGTTGCAGTTGTCCGCGCCGCTATTACTAAAGCCACAGGGGAAAACTAATGAACGCATCGCAACACCTCGCCGCCTATCTCTCGGAATACATCAACGAGGAATTACAGCGCGGCCATAGCATCGACACCTTCACCCTGCGAAACGCTTTGGAAGCGTTTGAAAATGGCGCAGGAAATAAAAACAGCATCTTCATCGAGTGGTGCGTGGACGACGTGCAAGACGTTCGCCCCGACCTTGACACCGACCAAGCACTAGAGGTGCTTGAGTTTGTCAAGGATAACCATGACGCGACTATCGGCGTTACATGGGAGACGCTTCAATATGCCGCCGACCTGCTGTACCCCGAGGAATCGCTAGAAGTGGAGTTGCTGCCATGAAGTATTTTGACGTGGTGTTATGGGCGACCGTCCAGGAGACGGTCAGCGTAGGCGCAAGAGATGAGGACGAAGCCGCCGAGATTGCCTTGCAGATCGTCAAAGGCGGCGTTATCGCCTGTTCAACGATGGATTGGGAGATAGACGAGGTAAACATAGGGAGTTCGCTAGATGTCGCAGAATGAAGCAATCAAGGCCGCCCTGTTATCGGGGCGGTCACTCACCCCGATTGACGCCCTGCAAGACTTTGGCTGTTTCCGCCTTGCCGCTCGTGTAGCCGATTTGAGGCGCGAGGGAATGGACATTGAGTGCCATAGGGAGACGACTAACGGCAAGCACTACGCCCGCTACAGACTGCGAGGGACGCCCCATGCGTAGCCTATGGGAACGCCTTTCACTATGGTATCGGCGCGGCATGGACTGGCGGGAAGTGCCGCCCCCAAACTGGCACAGCCGCCGACGTATCAATCCCGACTCCGTGTATTGGTGAACTATGAGCAAACCACACACACCGACCATTGCAGAACTAGAAGACCTGTTCCGCTCGATGGACGATCACCCGCCAAGCCGTGATGAGTGGATCAGGACAACCGCTCGCGCTTTGCTGTATGCATGGGATGAGGGGCTAACCGTCCCGCAGTTGCAGCCCTTTGTGGAAGAGTTACGCAAGGCTTTGGACGGTCGCCTATGACCGAGTTCCACGAGCGTTGGGGCTTGCCGCCTCAATACCCTAAACTGACACGCTGCACCCGTAGATACTGGATAACGTACCTAGGGCGCTGTATTGACACGGCGAGGGCTACGCTATGGCGGGATTCCTGATAGCCGTGCTAGTCACCGTACTGTTCTCCGTACTATTTGACGACTGACAAGGGGGGCGGCGCAGCGGTTTCGACCATGCGCCGCACTTCCGAATTGGAAAGGTGAGAGTGTTCGGGCGCGGTGAAAACGTGTTTCTTGGTGACGTGTTCTTTCGAGTAGATGCGCCCTCGGTCTGTCCATCCCGCATCCTTCAACGCGATGTTTATCGCGGCTTGGTTCACCCGATAGCGATCCCCGAGCGCGTTCTGTAGGTCACTGACCAACTTGTGAAACGGGCTAGTGATAAAGCCGTGCCGGAACACGCCTTGACGCGCTGCAATCATTTCGGCAAGCGCGGCCTCGGTCGGGTTCATGCCAGTCTGTAACAGGATAGCCTTGGCGTCTGTCATGGGCGGAGCGGCTCCAGGATTGAACGCGCTAACGTCCCGCTCATCGAGGTAAGCGCAGACGGCGTCTAGGCCGCCCTGCGCGTACCAATGCCACATAGCAGCGGCTTCCTCGTTCTGCATCCTTGGAGCGTGCGACCACAGCACAAACCAGCGACGGTCATCGGCGGGTAGTGCAATAGCGTCCCGCTCGTTGCTGAACGCCAAAACGAATAGACGGTTCAGCGCGTAGTACGGGTGCAAGCCCTTGCGGTTCACTTGTAGCAGTTCAGGCGGCGCGGCGATCAGCGGCTTCAAGTTGTTCTCTAACGCCCTCGGGTCTTTACCCGCTTGCCGCAGTTCGTTGATAACAACAACCTCGGACTCCAACGCATAGCCCCATTGGTTCTGTAGTTCGTCCGAGCGCACGATGGCAACGTTGCTGTTCAGCCCGCCGCCTATGGCGTACAGGAAAGGCGTCCACAGGGTGTCCTTGCCGCTCCCAGGCAGACCGCCGTGCAGGATCGCGTGGTTAATCTTGCGGTTCGGGTTCTGCCGCTTGTACGCCATCACGTTCAAAACGTGTTCGCGTTCCATCGGGTCAGGGATCATGCGCTCGGCATGGTCAAGCCACGGCGATACGGTCAAGCCACGGCGATACGCCAGCCGGTTTAGCCTTCGGCCTCGCATCCCGCCATCGGTTACCGTAGACCAACCCGCCACGAGCGACCAGAGCGGCCTCACCAGCGGCAAACGTAATACCCTCTAGGGCATGGCCGCCCATCTCGGCGCGGCTCTCATCGAACGCGACAGACGCTTCTATGCGCCGCTTGTTGTGTATCGAGGCGCACGAAACGTGCCGGTACATGGCATTGAATGACTGGCGCGACAGTTCACGCCGCTCAACCATGTCGAAATAGGAATCTTCGCTTCTGACATAGGCAAAGCGGCCAAACCGCTGTGCGGGCGTCAGTTTGCTGATGTCTCGTTCTTTAATCTCGGTCAGTATGTCCATTGCAAACCCCTCGCCCGCCATGTAGTCTGACTGGGCATCGTTAGTTCTCCTTAACTCCTTGAGAGTCCTTAGCCCCACTTCGGTGGGGCTTTTTTTATCCCTGCCGCTTGTTCGCTTGAATCGTGCGCCAGGTATCGAGGACTATCCGCTCTGTCTCGCGCTTGTTCGCCATCTTGCCGTAGACCGCTATGGCCGCGCAGTAACGATCATGCGCCTCTTTGGTGGCGTGGTGGGTCGCGGCAATCGCCTGCCGCTCCGCCACCGTACCTTCAGCGTGAGTGAACACGGCTTCTCGTGTGGCCTTCCAGCCATACTCCGCACGCTCCATCTCGGCCTTGGCGAGCGCACAAGGCTCGTCGGTATCAACTAGATACCGCAAAGCCTTCTCTGCTCTCTCGTCGCTGATCATTTAGAACCCCAATGGATCGTTCAGATCAGCCTTCGCCCAGTTGTCCTCAGTCAGAGTACCAGCAGGCATCTCGTTCTTCGGCGGAATCTTTTGACCTTCCTTCAACTGGACACTAATGGACAAAAAGTTATTGCCCTGCTTGCTCGCCTTCTTCCACGCAGACAGCCGGTACTCCGTGCCGCCCACGTTTATGTCACCAGTAAAGTCTGGGCGCTTCTCGTTGCCTTTCTTATCGTTCGGGAACAAAACGCCACGGTTCGTGTTATCAAAATTCACAGG